AAAGAACCCAAAGACTATTGCTGATACAAAAGTTAAGCTACCGTTTCCTCCGTTTAAGCATTATAAGTATGATGACGAAGGCGAAATTATCCTAGTAGGCAAAAGCCACTGGGTAGGTGGTATGGATAATGGTAACTTTAGTCACAAGCACGGTAAGGCAACTAATACACTTGCACTAATGTGGTTAAAACTTGTTGATCGTTATGCAACTCGAGGCAATGTACGTGGTTACACATACAATGACGAAATGAAAGGACAGGCTATTTTACAACTTTCACAAATTGGACTACAGTTTGACGAATCTAAGTCAGATAATCCATTTGCATACTATACAGCCGCAGTTACTAATAGCTTTGTACGTGTTATCAACATAGAAAAGCGTAATCAAAATATTAGAGATGATATCTTAGAGATGAACGACTTGTCTCCTAGTTATACAAGACAAAATCAAGGCGAATGGGAAGCAAGTGTAAAGCGAAATGCAGATGCAGCTCCGACACAATACACTGATACCAAAAAATAGGTTGACAGGTGTTAACATTTGCTATATACTTTAACAAGTACATATGGAGAACTATTTTTGTTTAAAAAAGCTGCGGTATTCACAGACATACATTTTGGATTAAAGGGCAATAGTCGTGTTCATAACGAAGATTGCGAAGAATTTATTGATTGGTACATAGAACAAGCTCAAGCTGCTGGTTGCGAAACTGGCATCTTCTGCGGAGACTGGCATCACAACAGAAATTCACTTAACCTTACCACTATGGATGCTACAATTAGAAGCATGGAAAAGCTAGGTGCTGCATTTGAGAAGTTTTACTTCTTTGATGGCAACCATGACTTGTATTATAAAGACAAGCGTGACGTTAACAGTACTGCTTTTGCGAAACACATTCCAGGCATTACGTTTATAGACGAAATCTTCATTGAAGATGATGTTGCACTAGTACCATGGCTTGTTGGCGATGAGTGGAAGAAGATGAAAGACATCGAAACAAAGTATTTGTTCGGTCACTTCGAACTTCCTAGCTTCTATATGAACGCATTGGTTAGAATGCCTGATCATGGTGACCTAAAGCCTGAACACTTTAGGCATCAAGAGTACGTATTCAGTGGACACTTCCACAAACGGCAGAAGCAAGGTGCTATTCATTACATCGGTAATGCATTTCCGCACAACTATGCTGACGTAGGTGATGACGAACGTGGTATGATGATACTTGACAAGGAAAATAACAAAGAGCCAGAGTTTATTAACTGGCCCAATTGTCCTAAGTACCGTACTGTAACACTTAGCAACCTAATTGACAATGCAGATACTTTTATTAAGAGTAAAATGTACTTGCGGGTAACATTAGACTTACCTATTAGTTACGAAGAAGCAAGCTTTATTAAAGAAACATTCATTACTCAATACAACTGCCGTGAAATTACACTAATACCACAGAAGCAGTTAGAAGAAATGAGTACAGAGCTTGATATTGCACAGTTCGAAAGTGTAGATCAAATAGTAAGCAATGAAATAGCAGAACTTGACACTACTAACTTTGATAAAAGTTTGTTGTTGCAAATATATAATGGACTAGAATCATAATATGATAAAGATTAAAGACCTTACCGTAAAAAACTTTATGAGTGTGGGCAATCAGACTCAAGCAGTAGACTTTGAAGGTGAACAACTAACACTTGTACTAGGTGAGAACCTAGATCAAGGTGGTGATGACAGTGGTTCACGTAATGGTACTGGTAAAACTACTATTATCAACGCTTTGTCCTATGCATTGTACGGGAAAGCCCTTACAAACATTAGAGCTAACAACTTGATTAACAAAACTAACAGCAAAGGTATGTTAGTTACACTACAGTTCGAAAAAGATAGCAATAGTTACCGTATCGAGCGGGGACGTGGGCCTAATTTCTTTAAATTCTACATTAACAACCAAGAAGCGTTGGTAGACGAGTCGCAAGGTGACAGTAGACAAACACAAGACGATGTAAACACACTGTTGGGTATGAGTCATGACATGTTCAAGCACATTGTTGCACTAAACACCTATACCGAACCGTTCTTGAGTATGAGAGTTAACGATCAAAGACAGATCATCGAGCAATTGCTAGGTATTACTATACTATCTGAGAAAGCCGACTTGCTTAAAGAGCAAACTCGTCAGAGCAAAGACGCTATTACTGAAGAGACACTAAAGATTAATGCTATTCAGACTGCAAACGAAAAAATTGAAGTAAGTATTGAACAATTAGCCGGTAGACAACGTGCTTGGGTGTCTAAACACAAACAGGACCAAGATAAATTAGCAAATGCTATTGATCAACTGGAACATTTAGACATTGAATCAGAACTCGAGTCGCACGAAAAGTTATCTAACTGGACTGAACACAATAATAAGATAACTTCTCTGAGAAAAGAACTAAGCACACTGGAACCAGCACTACAACGTGCAGATAAAAGTGTCGCAAAGGTTGTTAAGGACATTACAGAGCTTGAAGATGCAACTTGTTACACATGTGGTCAAGAATTACATGCAGACAAGAAGGCAGAGATCGCAGAGCGCAAAGATAAAGAACTTATTGATGCAAAAGCTTATCAAGTAGAAGTTTCTGACAAATTATCGCATGTTATTACCGATCTCGAAGCGATTGGTGACATTAATGGCAAGCCTACAACGTTTTACGATAGTGCAAAAGAAGCATATGAGCATAGAAGCAACGTAGACAACTTAAAACAGACATTAGAAGCAAAAGCAGGCGAAGAAGACCCATACACTGCACAGATCGATGACCTAAATGAAACTGCTATTCAAAAAATTGACTGGTTAGTTGTTAATGAGCTTACTAGTTTTAAAGAACACCAAGAGTTCTTGTTAAAGCTACTTACAAACAAAGATAGTTTCATTCGTAAGAAGATTATTGATCAGAACCTAGCATACTTAAACAACAGACTTACATATTATCTCGACAAGTTAGGATTACCGCATCAAGTGTTGTTCCAAAACGATTTAAACGTTGAGATCACACAGCTAGGACAAGACCTAGACTTTGATAACTTGTCAAGAGGCGAACGTAACAGGCTTATCTTAGGATTAAGCTTTGCATTCCGCGATGTTTGGGAAAGTTTGTATCAGAATATTAATTTACTGTTTATTGATGAACTTATAGACAGTGGCATGGATACCGCTGGTGTAGAAAATTCACTGAGTGTCCTTAAAAAGATGGCACGAGAGCGTAGCAAGAACATTTATCTTATCTCACACAAAGATGAACTCATTGGTAGAGTTAATCATGTGTTACGAGTAGTAAAGGAAAATGGCTTTACGAGTTACGCAAATGACTTAGAGGTTGTAGAGTGATATTAAGAATAGGTGTCCGAGGAAGCAAACTTGCGCTTGCATACGCAGATCGTGTGTGCAATGCACTTCCTTGTGACACAGAGATAGTTATTATTAAAACAGCAGGAGATTTAAATCCAGACGTGCCAATTCACGAAATAGGCGGGAAAGGTGTATTTTGTAGTGCAATCGAAACTGCATTACTTAACAACAAAATTGATATTGCAGTACACAGTTTAAAAGATATGCCTGGTGATATCGAACATCCTGATTTAGAAATTAGCGCAGTATTAGAGCGGAACAGTCCTTATGATGTATTATTAGGAAAAATATTTGACGGTTTTGTTTTAGGAACAAGTAGTCCAAGAAGAACAGCTCAACTAAAAAAATTATATGCTCACAAAAATATTGTAATCAAACCTATTAGAGGAAATATCGATACTCGATTAGAAAAACTTGACAACGGCGAGTATGATGCATTAGTATTAGCAGAGGCCGGACTTCAAGCACTGAGTATTGCTCGCACTAATACAAGGCTACCAATTATACCAGCAGTCGGTCAAGGTATTATTGCATTACAAACAAGACAAAATAGCGAAGCAAGTGGTATTGCCAAGCAAATAAATCACACACTAACGTATGCACAAGCACAATTAGAAAGAGCATTACTTAAAGGCATTGCTGGAGATTGTACAACTAAAGTTGCGGCATTAGCAAGTGGTAGTGATCCAATTAAGATGGAGGCAGAATATTATGATTGAAGATGATGCACACGACTTGCTTGTGAAAGCATACCTTGATTATTTTAAGGCAAATGAAAAGTTTGAAGATAGGAACAGCGTACGAACACATCGCGCAGTACGAAAGTGCTTGCGTGATATCCGTGCATTAGCAAAAGAACGTGCAGATGAAATACACGTTCATCATAACACAACAAGGCAAACCAGAACATAAGCAAAACACTATAGGCAATGGTAAGTATACTCATGCAGTGGACTTACGAAGGCAACGAGATTGACCAAATACCAGACGACTACGAAGGATTTGTTTATCTTATTACTAACACCACTACAGGCCAGAAATACATAGGCAAGAAACTAGCAAAGTTTAAAACGACTAAGCCACCACTTAAAGGCAAGAAAAATAAACGTCGCGGAACTAAAGAAA